ATGGTTCCTGGTATGGTTATATTAAAATCTTAGACGTAAACACGTGGAATAATTTTGTAAAGACAGGAATTTACACAGGGTTCTCAGTTGAGGGTGAGTTTTACGAACAACCTATTGTAAGTCAACAAAATGAATCTGAATTAATCACTCCAGATCAATTTATTGAGTGGCTTAAAAATTTAGGACACGAAGTTATTTAGCACACAATTTTTTAAATAAAAGTCATATAGATATGGAAATCAAATTTAAAGGCGAAATCGGGAAGTTCAAAGAAGGCATTTCAAACTTAATCAAAGAGTTTAATGTAGTATTTGCACCCGTAACAGCAACTCCAACAGTACCAGCCATTCCTGCAACACCCGTTGCAAAATTTGGCGAAGCAACAGCAAAAGACGGATCAGTAATTAAATGGGAAGGCGATATGCCTTTAGCAGTTGGTACACCTTTAATGGTTATCGACCCGGCTAATCCAAACGGATTTTTACCTATGCCTGATGGCGAAGTAGAACTTGCAGACGGAACTAAACTAACAGTAAAAGAAGGAAAAGTAGAAGTACTTACTCCAGTTGCTCAAGCTCCTGCCACCCCTGCAATGCCTGATATGTCGGCTCAAGTAGCTCAAATGTCAGCAGAGATCAAAGCAGTAAAGGAAAACTTCTCTAAAGAGAAATCAGAACTTGAAGCTAATCACAAAGCAGAGATTGAAGTTCTTAAAAAGCAAATGGATTCAGTAGCTAAAATAGTAAGCGAAGGTTTCCAAATGTTCGCTTCTGCTCTTGATGTTCCAACGGCTGACCCTGTTCAAACACCAACTCAATCAAATAAAAAAGGATTTTTTGACAATTAAAAACTAAACAAAATGGCATATAACGTATCAGCGCTACCAGCGTACACAGACCAAACGGATAAAGTAATCCTTCAGCGTCTATTTACAAACTCACCTATTTTAAATGCCACTAAAGGCAATTTAATGACTGGTGTTAAAGGCACTAAAACTATTAACATTATCTCTAATTCTCCGTATTGGCAGGCTGGAGGTTGTGGAGCTGTTAACCCATCGGGTTCAACTGTTCTTACACAACGTACAGTAACTACTGCTGGTATTAAGATTGAGCAATCATTCTGCGAATACACCCTACAAGGCAAGTTTACAGAAACTAGTCTTGTTAAAGGTCAAGATTACACAGCTCTAACTTTCAATACTGAAATCGTAGAAGCTAACATTGATGACGTAGCTAAAAAAGGAGCTATTGCAGTATGGCAAGGTAACACCTCTCATTACTTAGATTATTTGAACAAGTATGACGGTCTAATCAAAACCATTGATGCTGACATTGTATCAGGTTCTTTGACTAGCACTAACACTTACTCAGGAACAACATGGTCAGAGGCTAACTCTCGTACAGTTGTAAAAGGTTTAGCTGCTTTGATTATCGCTAACCAAGACGTTTACAAAGGTGGTGCTACTGACATCAAAATGTATATGAGTCCTGCAATGGTAGCTCAATACCGTTGGAAGAGAATGGCTGATAACATCGGATTCGATGGTGCATACGGTCAGGACGGTAAAGGTAAACTTTATGCAGAAGGAACAACTATCGAGATCGTAGAAGATCCGGGATTAGCAGGAGTAACTAAGATTTACGCTTTGGAAGCATCTAATGTTTACCCGGCAACTGATGGAACAAACGAGCAAGAGAAACCTAAAGTATGGTACTCAACAGATGACAATGTTATCTATTTGAGAGCTAACTGGAGATTCGGAATCAACGTAGCGTTTGTGTCACGTTGCTTTAACTACCTCGGAGTATAATAATTAAAGCCCCGATAAAAAGGGGCTTTTTTAATAACATTAAAAATATAAAAACATGGCATTATCAGATTGCGCTATATTGAGTGGTTATACAAAAGACTGCGCCGATGGAAGAGGTGGGATTAAGACCGTTTATTTTTGTCCTTTATCGGATAAGACTAGTTCTACTGTAATTACTTCAGCTTCGGGTGCAGTAACTAATGTAGCTACTTGTTTAGCTACGGGTAAAAAGTTTTGGACTTTCCAATTAAATCAAAACACTTCTAACTACGTTCAGACTATTAAGCCTAACAATCCAAATGGGACTTATTATGTAGAACAGACTTTAGGTGTTAAGTTTCCTAAGTTCTCAGCATTTAACTCTTATGTATTTAAAGCATTGTTCTTACAGCCCGTAATGTGTATTGCAGAACGTCAAGACGGTACTTTGATCTTGTTAGGTGAAACCAACGGCATGAATGCTCAGGACTCGACACAAATGTCAGGAACGGCAATGGCAGACTTTGCCGGGTACGACTTCGTATTCAAAGCAGAAGAGCCTAACATGGCTAACACAGTAACAACTGCCTTGAGAGATTTACTAATTGTAAACGCTTAACAGATTAAGACTAATAAAGAAAGCCTCCTTAATTGGGGGCTTTTTTGTTATTATCTATTTATTTTTAGTCATATAGTTATGATAACCCTTGCAAGTGGAGCTAATAATGTTTATTTGACTTTAAGCGAAAAGGCTTCTAGTTCTACGGCTTCTTATGTAATCTTGTTTAAAGACGATAACACAAAGCAAGTTCAAATGGTTACCAACTCATACACGACAGTAAGAGAAAACATTCAGAAGTTTGTAATCACAGTTCAGTCTAGTCCAACGTGGACAAGTGGACAGGTTAATTTACCTAAGACAGGATTTTATCACTATTGGGCTTATGAGGTTGCTAGTGTAGACATTATTGATTACACGGCAATAGTAGCAAAAGACCCATCAACTCTATTGACTACTAATCCATATAATTTTTTAAGACTAGTTCAGACTGGCAAGATGAAATATCCGGCTAGTGATCTAAGCGTTACATCTTATATTAACAAAGACATTCAAGTAAAAGCGTATGGGGACTAAGGTAGGATTTAAAAAAGAAAATAACGAACCGAAGGAGTCCCGATTCATGAAAGTTGAATTGAGTAACTACACGACTCCGTTCTTTTATCAGCCTTCAAAAAAGGATTGGATTAATTGGGGAAAGTTTAACGAGTATCCTTACTTCTTAATTAACTTGATGAATATGCACCCTGAGCATGGGAGTATAGTAAGGGGAAAGGCTCGGTATATTTTTGGGAAAGGACTATGCGCTGAACAAACTGAATCAATTTTAAGTCAGGCTAAGACTTTACAGTTTTTAGAAAACGCTAATAGATACGAGTCATGGAATGATTTATTACCTAAGACTTGCATTCAGTATCAATTATACAACGGGTTTGCGTGGCAAATAATTTGGAACAACGGAGGTACTAAGTTCGAGGTATTTAATATCGAATACGGAAACTTAAGAATGTCCCCATGTGGAAAGTTTGTTCACTATTGTGATGAATGGATGACAGAGGAACAAGGAAAAATAAAACCTAATCCAAGTCCCGATAAGAGTTCAAGTTTTAAAAAGTTTGACATTTTTAATCCTAATTTTAGAACGGGAACACAGATTTTTATTTACAGAGAACATTCTCCTGAAGTAGTGCCTTATGCTGACCTTTACCCTAAACCTGAATATGAGTCTGCCATAATGGAAATAGAGACAGATATTGAGATTTCTAAGTTACATTATTGGCACATGAAGAACGGAATGTTTGCTAGTTCAATGCTTACGTTTTTTGAAGGAGAGCCTGACCAACAAAAGAAAACAGAACTTAAAAAAGCATTCGACAGAACCTACGGAGGTACTGAAAATGGGGGGTCTGTACTATTCTACTTTGGAGACAAGGGTGGGACTGCACCTGACTTAAAGACTTTAACACAAAGCGATCTAGATAAACAGTTTGAACTTGTAAGTAAAAGAAATCAAGAAAAGATATTTTCCGTACATTCATGCGCTCCTGTTCTTTTTGGAATTAAGACCGAAGGAAGTTTGAGCGATACAAGTGGAGAGGCAACTATTAAGGAATGGGAGAAATTCGTAAAGACTTACATTGAATACAGACAAGAAAATCTAATTTGTCAGATTGAATACTTATTTAGTATCATGGGTGTAGATGCTGACCTTTACTTTGAGCCTACTAGCCCGGTAGGATTAGATTTACCTATTAACGCAGAAACGATTGAGATACTTGGGACGGAAACAATTAAAAAGTACTTGGTTAAAAAGTATAACGTTGAGATGGCTGAAGGTGCGACTGTTCAAGGTCAAGACCCTAGCTTACCTCAGCCGATTGCTCAGGTGAATGAGAATCTTAAGAAACTAAGCGGTAAGGACTGGCAACACATTAAGAGATTAATAAGAGAAGTAAACAACGGTAAGACTTCTAAGCACGTAGCTAGTTTAATGTTACGTCAAGGATACGGATTAAGCGATCAAGACATAAACATTTTATTTAGTCAGAACACTAACTTTAGTAAATTCGACATTCAAAAGAGTGAGGAGGAAACAATCTATCAATTATTTGAGAAGTTCGCCACTACTGAAGAATACGAATTTTTAACGGCTAAAGAAAGCGAAGACGCTATATTAGAAGTTTACAAGGGTAATCCTAATGCAACGCCAGAACAAGCCTCTAAACAAACGGGTGTACCTTTAGAAGAGGTTTTGCAGATACTCGCTACTTTGGTTACGGCTGAACTTCTTTTGAACACAGGGAACGGATACCAACCAACGGAGAAGGGTCTTAATAAAGACACTAAGGTTGAGGTTGAAACTTACGTAGTTTATAAATACGGATTAATTGACGGAGTGCCTGACGCTAAAAGCTCAAGGCCTTTCTGTCAAAAAATGATGGCTTTATCTGCACTAGGTAAAAGATGGACAAGGGAAGCCATTGACAATATCACAGCAACGGCTAAAGAATTATTATCAATGCCTGATGATTGGGATGCTTTCTCATATCGCGGAGGTTTTTATACTAATCCAAACAACGGAGAAACTACAGCTTATTGCAGACATCGCTGGATCTCGGTTACAAAATCAAGGAGGAAGAAATGAATTTAATGATGGGTGAAACATACTTAAAGCAAATGACTATCATCAATGATAATGTTGATATGAAAGTCATCACTCCGACTATTGAGGATGTTCAAAGGCTTTATGTGGAGGATGTACTAGGTACACAATTATTTAATCAGATTCTTAGTCAGATAGGAAGTAACACGGTTAGTTCAGCGAACCAAACCTTGTTAGATAACTATATTCTACCCTTCATGAAGTACTATGTTCTTATGGAAGTTAGTCCTGTGTTTAAGATTCGCTACATGAACAAGGGATTAATGGTAAAGAGTTCAGACAATTCTCAACCGGCTTCACAGGAAGAAATGCTTTACATCATGGATAGATGGAGAGATAACGCTCAAAAGTTAGCTCAAAAGTGTACCGATTATTTAAGGGACAATACAGCTACCTACCCTCTGTTCTTGACTAATTATCGTTATTACGAATCGCAACCGAATCAAAATAATTTTTCAAGTGGATTTTATACAAAGGATAGGAATGAAGATTATCCTTGTTCATTAAGAGGAATAAGATGAGAGTAAACAGTAAGAATTTAAAAAAACTAAAGGACTATTTAAAACGTGTTAACGTTAAATCAAATAATAACAAGGATTCAAAGCCTAGTAAGCTCAAACGTACTACTAAGTAACGGGAGTTTTTACTTTGGTGATCCGTGGGAATACACAGCCTCTCAAATAAGTGGGGGGATGAAATATCCATTTGTAGGGGCTAGGCTAGTTAATTCTAACATCAACGGCACGAATGCGAACGTATTTGAAACTAACATTAACTTGTTTTTTTGTGATTTAGTCCATAAGGATGAGAGCAATGAAACAGAGGTCTTAAGTGATATGCTTAAGGCTTGTCAGATGTTTTACGCTGACCTTACAGATGACTTAAATGATTATGACGGGACGGATGTTTCTCTTAACTCTTCGATGACTCCTTTCACTGAGAAGTTCGACGATGAGGTGAGTGGAATAGAAATGACGATTACAATTCAACAATTTTATAATAAATCAATTTGTGCTTAAAAACTAGAAAAAATGACACATACAATTATCAATGCGCAGTCAGCTACTGCTAACATAAATAGCGAAGCCTTCGACATGGACGGGCAAAGACAAGGACGTAATTTGTCCTTTCAAGTAAACGCAACTAGCTTTAATGCTAGTGATGCTACGGTTAAAATGCAACATTCAAACGATAACAGTAATTGGGCTGACATCGCCGATGCTAGTTTGACTATGGCTAGTGGGACTACTTCTCAAATCTTAGCGCCTATTTCTTTGCTAGGGTCAAGATATTACAGAATAGTTTATACTAAGAACAGCAATAGTGCCGGAACGATTACAGTAATTTTAAATATACAATAATGAAGAGAATAATTTTATTTTTAGCTTTACTATCGCTAGGCGTAAGTAAGGCTCAGGTAGTGGGAGGTTACCTTCCATTGAATAGTACCAAGTCAGCAACAATGGGGGGTCTTAAGGTATCAGGAAATGAAACAGTAACGGGTACTTTCAGTGTTGGAAGTACTGCGACTATTACAGGTGCTTTAAAAGCAAGTTCAACAATGTCATTAGGCTCTGCCAACCTTACAGGAGGCAATACGGGAACAGTGGCTGTGTTGAGTGATGCTGTGTTTTGTTTGAATTTTATTGCATTGTCTTTTAATCCATTTGACGGCTCAACATATACTCTTAGCACAATACCAATTGTAGGTGGAAGTTCAAGCACTACAAAAAACTTAATACCAGAAAATTGCGAGGCTTATAAATATGATTTATTAGCATACAACGGAACAACTGCAACGGCTGAAACATCAACAATACAGTTAATTCAAAATACGAATCTAACAACAATTACCTCAGCCTTTACATCAACTGCTTTTTATGTTCAAAATACGGGTACTTTATCAGTTTCATATTCTGCAAATGATTTATCGGGAATAAGAATAATAAATCCTACATGGTCAACGAATCCAACGGTTGTGATTTACTCATTTAATATCTGGTTTAGAAGAAAACAATAAATGAAATTCATTCTATTAATACTTCCTTTTCTTTCGTTTGGTCAAATGGATAAAAACTATCACTACCTTGCAGGTGCAGGAATAAGCATTATGACAGGTGAACTAGCTTTATCTATAAAAGATAATAACGCTTTTGCTTTATCGACAGGTATAGTTATGGGGACTTGTGCAGGACTAGCTAAAGAGCAATGGGACAGAAGTCAAGGGAGAGAGTTTGACAAAATGGATGCTATGGTTACTACATGGGGTGCTTTAAATGGAGCTATCATGTTAAGAGTAATAATCGACATAAGAGAAAAGAAACGATATGTAAAGAATCACTATGAGTAATGAGTTTTTATTGATATTATTAGGTGGATTAATATCTATCTTATTAGCCCTACTAGCATGGATAGGGAATGGAATGGTTACTAAAATGGGGGGTATTGAAAATGCCCTTAATAGAATTGAAAAAGAATTGGGAGTTCTAAGTAACGATCACATGAATCTCAAAACAGACGTACACGAGGTTAAGGCAAGATTAGCAAAACTAGAGGCATGATAAGTAAACATTTTGTAATAGAAGAGTTCATTAATCCTACCACTTTTAAAAGAGATGGTGAGAAAAGCATTTTACTTATTGATTACAAACTCATCGACATTGCAGAGTTTATACGTGAGGATTTGGGAATACCTATCACGATCAACGATTGGCACACTGGAGGACAATATAGCGAAAGTGGACTAAGAGATAAGTATAGTAAAACGGGTGCGCCTAAATCAACCCATAAGCAAGGAAAAGGGATTGATGTTAAAGCTAAGAACTATTACGGACTAGATTGGTATAACTACGTAAAGAAGAACGCTAAGAAATTGTACGAACTAGGACTAAGAAGGATTGAAGATAAAAGCATAGCTACAACTTGGTGTCATATGGACACTAAAGAACACGGAGAAAAGGATACTATTCAAATAGTAGATTTAACTAAGGTAACTGAAAGAATAAAATTTTAAATACATAATATGCCATTACCTAAATTTTTATCAAACATTTTTGGAGGGGGAGCTTCTGAAATAATTTCAACAGCAGACAAGTTAATAGACAATCTTACTTTATCTAAAGAAGAGAAAGAAGCATTTAAAGCTGAGTTTTTTAAAGCATCAAACGAGCATATAGAAAAGATGGCAGGAATGGCTCAAACTGAAATGGAGTCTTACTTAAAAGACATTGCAGATGCTAGAAGTTCAAACGTTCAAATACAAAACTCTCAAACCTCATCTTGGTTATCTAAAAACGTAGCTTACTGTTTAGATATATTCGTTCTTTTGATTTGGGGGACTATGACTATTTATATTGTTTGTAAATTCCTTAATATAATTAAATCTCAACAGGGTGTTGACTTTAGTGGAGTGTTAGGTCTTTATGCAGGTGTAACAGCTTTAGCTACTCAAATAATCGGTTTTCATAGGGGGAGTTCTAAGGGGTCAGAAGATAAGAGTAAGCAAATAGACAGCATGATTAATAAGTGACAGCTAGTCCACACATACCTGAAGAAGATTGGAAAGTGTTAATACTTATGGGAATTGGTATAGTTATACTTTTTATTGCTATTTTTACCTAAACCAATAAATTATGCCGAGAGCTAGGAAACACGATCACAGAATAACTCTTTATAACAATTACCGGGAAATATACCCTAAAGACAAATGCACTCAATATAGATTAGCTAAGATAATGCACTTAGAGAATCCTAAAATCTTCAAAACGGTAGAAAGCGCAAGGGACACAATAAGAGGTCAAGAAGGAAACAAAGGACAAAGTATGCGAGATGCTTCTAGGGATAAGTCTAATTACAAAAAACTCACCCACAATACGGCAAATGAAATCTACAGGCAAGATGAGGTATTCGGCAAGGTCTTAATCTTAGACATTGAAACAGCCCCCCTACTTGCGAATCTTTGGGGAATTTGGAATCAAAACATTTCTACTGATAATATAAAATCAGATTGGTTTATGCTTACATGGGCTGGTAAATGGTTATTTGAAAACAAAGTTTATTCAGCTAGGGTAACACCTAAAGAAGCTCAAAAAAACGATGACAGAAGAATAGTTAGGTCTTTAGTTGACATGGTTTCAAAAGCTGACATAGTGATTACTCATAACGGTGATCGGTTTGACCTTCCTAGAATCAATACGAGGGCTATTATAAACAAGATTGCGCCTCCTCTTCCTTACATATCAATAGACACTTTAAAGGTCGCTAAACGTCATTTTGCGTTCACATCGAATAAACTGGACTATATTAATAAACAGTTAGGACTTCCACAAAAGACAGAAACTAACATGGAATTGTGGAGGGATTGCTTTCATGGGGATGAGAACGCTTTAAGAAAAATGGAGAAATACAACATCAATGATGTCAGAATCCATGAACAAACGTATTTAACTATGCGCCCTTTTATTAGACCCCATCCAAATATCGGACTTCATATTATAGACCAGCATGAGAGATGTCCTTCATGTGGAGGTAAAGATATAACCGATGTAGGGAAACTTTACTTTACCACAATGAATTGTTACGAGATGTTTAGATGCAAATGTGGTGCTATTGGCAGAAGAAAGAAGGCATTAAAAAAGAGTGGTAAAATATCTAATTCTCCGGCAAGATGAGCGAACAATGGTTTAAAGTAAAAGTCATTTATCCAATAACTAAAAAACCTAACGGTTTGGAGTTGGACTATGAAGATCGCGACCCGGTGTTAGAAAGGGCTGGTCATTACAATGACGATGAGTATGAGATAGACTATGCTTATTTTAATTTAATTGCCGACCCTATCATGCACTTAATGGCTGGTAGTTTTAAACCTAATGAAAAGAGCAACAAAAGAAACTACACTTTAATCGTGTTTGAGTCAGGAAACTCAGTTCAAGCAGTTGGAAAGCCGGATGACATTTTTAAAGAGTTAATGGAGTTTATCGCTAATCAAAATCATCAATAGTCGGTGCGCGTTTTATCTCGTAAACTACCCATGCTATAAAGACTACTATCATTATTATTATTGCTTTCATTTCTTTGAGTTTTGGTATTGTTCAAGTGCTTCTTCCAAGTGTTCCTTTCCTCCAAAATTTAGGAATAATCCTATTTGACCAGCCAACCTCTCATTCATTTCGTTTGACTTGGTGAGTTGCTTTTTGAATTGGTCAGCGTATTCTTCCATTGCTTTTAAGATTGTTGATAAAGGATAACATACGTCGGTGTTTCTGGGGTCTTTACCATAAACATCATTAAGCACCACTATTGGCTTCTTCAGCTCTTCTTGTTTGTTCATTTCTCTTTAGTTTTAACTATTATTTTTATATCTACTTAGCAAATTTATTAAGGTATTTAATCATTATTTCTTTGTTTAACTTTAGACAATCGGTGTCTTCAAAATTCTCGACAGTCGATTTCATAATGCAGAGTGCCTCAATCACCTCTTGTTGGGATTTAATCATAGCCTCTGTAATTTCAAACTCATTCTTTTGAGTTCCTAATACTTTTTTTACGTCTATTTCCATTATTTCTCTTTTACATTAAAGTTTATATTTATTTTCACAGTACAGGACAAAACAAAGCACACTAAGAATGAGCCTGTCAATATCCAATGATTAGAAAGGGAGGTTAAGATTTGTTCCATTAGATTAAGGTTGTTTGATTTTTATCAATTATCTGTTCTTTCTTTTTATTCCCGTTTCCGAGTTTAAAAACTCCTTTACTTACTCTTATCAATAGTCCTGAATTTACCATTCTTGATAGTACGTCCCCAACGTGTTTATCGGTATTGTGGAAGTAATACATTTGAGCCATTTTGATTATCTCTTGCTTCTTTAAGCAGAGTTCTTTGTTTCCTTTAAAACAGGCTAATACTTCTTTCTGTCTTTCCATGTCAATTCAATTCAAAAGTTAGTTTAACGTCAATACTTAATTTATCAGCGTACATTAAAAGTAAGCCTATTTTAACGTGTCTTCTGTTTTCGAGATCAACTACGCTCTTTCTTGTTGTTCCTATCCATTCAGCCATAAATTCTTGAGAGAATCCGGCTTGTTTTCTTATTTCAATACAGTGATTTAAAATAGAGTCATAAGACTGATTAAACCTTTCGTAATTAGTTTGTAACGTTTCGGGGACTTCTTGTGTCATTTTGGGGACTTTTTATTTATATGTTATTGATAGTTAGTTATGTTCTCTTAGCGAGTAGTTAGCGGAAATTTGCCGCTTATGGTGCTTTGTAACATTCTTCATCAGGTTTAGTGGTTTCTATTCCGCAATATTTACAAGTGTGTAGCGGCAAACTATCCGCTAACACAGGGTTGGCGACAAGTTTTAAAATTTCAGTAGCAGCTTCATCCACTAAAATATCAATCCTGTCTCTGTTATCTTCTTTCGGCACTTGCACATGAACCACTAAGTGTCTGTTAATTGCCTTTCTTATTTCTTTTTCAATTTTATCTTTCATCGTAATAAATTTAAAAACCTGCGCCAACCTGTGGAACATTATAAAATAGTTTGCCTATGGTGCATCTATTCCGCATTTAGTACAATGAGCTAAATAACCGCTATTCGTTTCCTTCCATTCGTGTTGGCAAACCGATTTTATAACACGGGCTTTAGGTAATGCTTTTTGAAATTCATAGCCTAAATTTTCCATTCGCTGTATAAACTCCTTTGGCGTTACTTTTCCAAAACTTTCGTCAAACATTTTTTTAAATTTCTCAAATTCCATAATATAAAATTTAGTTATTAATTAAGCACTACCCAAAGCCCGAAAACGTTAGCAGTAATGCCTAATACCGTTCCATAAGTAGCATCATCTTAGTTTTAATCTTTTGCTTTTCGACATCAGAAAAAACGGGCTTAAATATCGGTTCACTTCCCATTATAGTTCTTTCTTCATCAATCGTAATGCTCTCTAAAAGCCATCGCAATGAGTTCATTTTATCTACATTCGTTTTATTATCTTCATTGGTAAGTTTTCGTTTCTCCCAATCTTCCAGTTGCAATGTCTTTTCCTTCGCTTGTAGCTTTTTCAATTCTATATCAGCCCGTTTTTCTTCATCTGCGAGGATGGCACTACTGCTAACATCGGGTTTGTTCAATGCCTTACTTTTCGGCTTCGTAACAACTTTTTTCTTTGATTTTATATTTGTCATTCTAATTAAGTTTATCGTTAATAATCGGCACTAAACAAACCCGCAAAACGTTAGTGGCAAGCGTAGGACAGCACTCCGCCCCACGCTTCGCCAAAAACACTTTTACCATTCAGCCACAAACATTTGTCTGTAACCGCAATGATTTACAAGGAAATCAATTTTACCCCACGAACCATTACCTAAGTCGTGTTGTGGCTGAAATTGTCCTTTGTTCGATTTTCCATTTAACACGAGAACCTCTTTGTTTTGGGTTACTCTTACATCGTGTTTTTTGCGAAGCTGGAAAAGCACTTCGTCCTCATTGTGTTTACGTGCCATAATTTAAGCAGTTTAAAACGCCAGCCACTAACATTGTATAACTGCAAGTGGGGGCTGTGTGCCACATTGCAAGTTATTGCTCCTAATTTAGTTTAGTGTCAATGTGAGGGTTCGGAGCTTTCAATCCCCCACCTGACAGTTATACAAGGAGCGTTATACTCCATTCTTTTTCTTCTTTTTTTTCTCCCCTGCCCACGCTTCAAGCAAACTTTCTACATAGTTTTTAAAGTTAGTTCCATTCTCTATTGCCAAAATGGAAAGGGCTTTTATTGCCCCTTCCGTTAGGTGTATATTTTTCGGTTTTTTCATTTTGTTGCGTGTATTTGTTTTAGTAATGGTAAAAAATTCTTGGTGGCTTTTGCTTCCGTTTCTCTTTGTCCTACTGGTTTGCTCATATCCCAAACAAAAGTTTTCTTAGCAATTATTTTACAAGTCAAATTCTTTACGGTATTTATACCCCAACTTGCTCCCTGATTACGGTGGCACTTTACATCACCTAACCATAAATCGTGGCTTGGTTCATCAATAAATATTCCCAACATACAAGCATATTGGTCGCTATCTCTTTGCCCTGCATAACTCATTGTTGGTGCATATTGGCATACTGTTAATTTACCTTTTTCGTCCTGAACTAAGTAAACTGTTTGTTTGTGAGTTGTCATAATGTTTGTTTTTAATTATACAACAAATATACATCAAGCATTTGATATACACGCTATACTTTTGCATTTATTTTTCAAATAGTTCATAACTGCTTGATAATTAGGGAGAAAAAATACATTAGTGGCAAGTTTGCTTTATATCCGTTTTACCACAATGTATGCAAGTAACTATCGGCTCTCCTATCGTAACGTTGTCCCTCCAATAATGGTCGCAAACCTGACCACTAACAAGGGCTTTGTTCAAGTTTTTTAAAACAAGAACTATCTGCTTCTCATCAACCTCTTTCACTCCGAACATGGTTAGTGCTTTTGCCTTTTTAGCTTTACATATATCATAATGTGGTTTGTCCTTTTTATTTTGAAAATGCTTTTTAGCAACTCCAATATGTTTGGCAAAAGCGTGTAGTTCATCAAGGCTATCACTAACCATGTGGCTCATCAACATTCTGCCGTATTTATATTCTCTCCTTCCTATGTATATCATCTCGTAAGTTTTAAAAAACCTAAACAAAGCCCATCAGCGTTATAAGCAAATTTTAAAAACTTGCCAACGCACTTAATTTAGATAATTGTTCATCTCTTAATTTTCTCACTTCAATTAAAATTAATTCTTTCATTTCTGAAATATTATATGTTTCTGAGCAAGAACCCATTTCTCCAACAAACATCATTTTATGTATATTTCTATCTCGCATAAATCTAATTGATAATTTTAATGTATCATGCAAATATAATTCAACACTATATAATGAATCTATATATTTGTCATAATGTGACCAATGATAGTCATAGTAAGAACCTTGTTCAAAACAACCATTTCTAAAACCTATTGAACGTAACCATTCATCAAATTTACTATATACATCTAAAAACTGCTTCCTTTCTAAAATTTCAACTGTTCTTTCTAATTCCTTTTTTGTTTTTTTCATAATTTTCCTTTTTAAGTTTTTAAAATCATCTTATAACACAACCTAAAATCAATTTGCGTGTTAACGCTCAAATACTTTAGTTGGTTTAGCAAACTGCTTTTAGCTTGATGCCGTTACAAATCCAAACTATCCACCGAGTCAAAATAAGCCTTTAAAGCTAGTTCTTTCTGTCGGTTTATTAGTGTTCTGTCCTTTTCTATTCCTTTAGTTAAAATGTCGGCTATTGCATTAGCTAGATCAAAGTTACCTCTTTTCTTTTCTTTTTCCATTTCTTTAACATATTTCTCTGACCATACTTCTTCTGTCTTTTGTTTAATAACTTTGAACTGATCTAAAGTAATTAAAGATTTGACTCCCTTTAGCTCCTTAATTTCATTATAAGTTATGAATGACCCAATCCATAAACTTCCTGTTCTTTTGTAATGGTCAAATACTTCTTTAGGTGTCTTTTTAAATTTCATAGTTTTGAATAATCATAAATTCACCAAAAAACTTTAATGGCACTTCTCCCGTTCTTAATCCCCTACCCTTAGCTATATCGAATATCATAAGATTTTCAATAGGTAAAGCACCCCTATCACTATATTCATAACCATTGCTAAAAACGTCTTTATACATTTCGGGTCTAAACAAGAATGAAACGATGTCAGCATCCTGTTCAATACTCCCCCCATCTCTTAAATCTGAAAGAATCGGTCTTTTATCTGCTCTCTTTTCGCATTCTCTGTTTAATTGTGCTAAGGCAATTATGGGTAAATTTAATTCTTTGGCTAGTCCTTTAAGCCCCCTACTAATCGTGCTTATTTCTTGATCGCGTGTATTTTCATTCTCACCTCTCATTAATTGTAAGTAGTCAATGATAATCATTTTAATACCTTTTTCATAGAATAGCTTTTTAGCCTTAGACCTTAAATCAGTTATTGTAAGTCCGGGTGTATCGTCTATATAAATCGGTGCATCAATTAACTTAGTACAATTAGAACCTAATATAGAAAGTTGAAAATTATCTATTCTTTTTTGATTAATTAGCGTACTACTAATTTGAGCCTCAGAAGAGGCTAATCTTCCAACTAATTCTAAAGCTGTCATTTCAAGACTAAATATAGCTATCGGAGTATTATTTTCAATCGCTGGGTATTTGGCAAGTCTTAAAGCCGTTGCCGTTTTGCCCATTCCAGGACGGGCTGCGATTATAATCAAGTTTCCATTTTGCCAACCTCCCGTTTGTTTATCAAGGTTTGAAAGTCCCGTTGGTATTCCAGTTGGAAGTCCTGAGTCTAAAACCTCTCTAATCTCTGTAATCATTTTAACAAATACATCACCAACTGAAAGTATGTTTTCGTTCTTAATGTTCATTAATTCGGTAACCTTAGCTTCTAGTTTTTCTGATATTACGAATGGGTCTGCCGTTGTTTCTTCTGCTGATTGAGTTAATAGTTTACCAACCATTGAAAGCTCTCTAAGCATATAAAGTTCATGAAGTTTTCGACATTTACTTTCTATTGAGTCAGGATTAACTGACATATTAAGAAGTTGAGAAACATAAACCGATTCAATAATATCCCCAGATTTCTTAATCTGAACAACAACCGACACCAAGTCTATTGTTTCATTGCTATCTAAAAGGGTGTAGATTGCTTTTAAAATCATTTTATTCTTTAAATGGTATAAGTAGTCAACTTTTAGAATTGAACGCGTGTTAATTAAAATGTGTGGGTAATTAATTATTGTCCCAATTACAGAACCTTCTAACTCATTGTTTTCGTGTATCATACTAATCCGTTTCTTTTAAATGTTGGTTTTTCGTTTGCTAATTCCTTCCTAACCCAGTTCTTGAAATGATTAGCGAACTCAGGGAAATTAGGGTATTCAGTCTTACAGGATAATCTGAATCTAGGGACAAAACTATTTAATTTTTCTTTTGTAAGTTTTAGATCACGGGTAATGTTTTCAAAAAGTACAGAATTTGGTAAATCTTTAAAAAATATATCTACTCCTTTAATATTATTATTTATATCTTTATTTTCATTTTCCATATGGGAGGTCATATGACCACTCACTTGACCTTCTTTTTTTGTGTACTGATTTTTACCTTTTAAATTATTCTTTCTACTGTTAGTGAACTCTTTACGTCTATTTACTTCAAGTTCTAATCTAGCATTAAACCACTTTCCTTCTTTATCTTGTTCGAACTTGTGCTTTATCCTATCCCAAATTTGACCAACTACTTGACCAACCATATGACCATCCATATGACCTCTATTAAATTGAAGCATTAAGATTTCCATATAAGCCCCTTTTTCTTCAAGCGTCATTCCTAAAGTACCTCCTAACCAGTCGCCTGGATAAAATAAAAACGCTGGGTCTTTAGTTGCCATTGAGTCTTAATAATTGCGAGTTAGTAAATTTGTAACTTGTTCTTTCTACCACGATCTGAATGGCATGGTAAATTGATTCAGCTAGTACCGTGTGGTTCCCGTCGGGTGTTCTAATTAAGTAAGCAGTCATTATAAAAAATATCTCGCCCTTACTCCACAATGAACCACCAATGCCGATGAATATCGGTTAAGGAGCAGGTACGAGAATGTTTTTAAAAAGTTTATCATTGGTGGCTCAATGCGAAATTACTATTTATTTCAATACAAGTATAAAATAGTTTTAAACATTTAATTGTTTATAAGGTTATATAGGCTAAAGGAGATTGAATCTTACTTATATGGTTATGGCTTATATGAAGATAAATAGATGTTAGGTGCAAGTTTTAAAAATAAAAACCCACCGCACGGGGTTACCGTTAATCTTCATCATCTGTTTTAAAATCATCAATATCAAATTCCCAATCTTGAATACAACCGCTTGCATCAATATTCATTATTATGTAATCTCCATATCCATTTTCGGCAGGGCATAAAGTTGATGGTACATAACCATCTTCTGCTTGCAAAATGATATTTCCGTTTTCATCCAACAAGTCCCATCCACAACAATCACAAACCTTATAGTGTATGCTTGCTGTTGTTCCCTGCTTCCAGTTTGTAATTATACCTTTGTCAATATCAATTATAGGCTTCCAACTATCACCAACTTTACACGGTATATTATCTCCGTTTTCGGTGTCATCTTCTCC